TTTATTTTTTTTCATTTTTCCTATAATAGAAAAAGAGACTTTTTTTATCAAGTCTCTTGTTTCTAATGTTGCAGTTTTTGAATTAATATCTATTTGCCAATTCATTAAGCCACTTTAGATAAATTATTGTTATTGTCGATTTTATATCTTTTTTTAGCAATCGTTTCTAAAAACAAACTTTCATTAAAAATAACATGATCGTCGTCGCAAGGGTATAAAAATCTTACTTTTTCATCTTCTGCAATTTCGTCGATATCTTCTGTTTTCTTAATATAAGATAGATTCATGTACTCGCAAATTGCATTGTCTAAACCGCCCCAACTATCACAATTTCTAGTGTGTAACCTCCAGTTTCCAAATCCCGCATCGTCAAAACCCGCTAAATTATCATCGTAATAATCTAGATCTTGTTCGTAAATTTCTAATCTTTTGTTTTCAAAAGCCACTATATCGTTTATAGACCAATTTTCCATTTTGTTATAAAACTCAACGATTGTATCTGCTGTTAAGTTTTTAATCTCTTTTTGTTTTTTTGTCATCTTTTCCGTCCTTTTTATTTAAGTTATAGAATTATGGCATATATTAACTTAGATATAGCTTAATAATATCGACTTAATCTAATATTACTTATTTCTTTTATTTTTTTCAATTTCCAACATTTCTAAACCTTTTAACATAAGACTTAATTTTATTTTGCTAACAGGAGTTTTTTTGTATTTTGATATCGTTCCTTCTGACAAATTCAAGTATTCAGCTAATATTTTTTGAGTAGGCTTGAAAATAGCTTTTTTCATAATAAATTTTTTCCTTAATTTTGAGTTTATAATAATATAAAAATCATTAAATTTATTCAAATCTGGCCCACTTAAAAAAAATTTTAACGATTTTTTTATTTTTTATTAATATTTCGGATTTTTTTATTTTTTATTATACTTTTTTAATAGAAAGAATTAATTTCCTTAGTTTTTCGGGTTTTTTTGGAGAAAATGGATGAATGAGTTCGAAATTTTAAATAAAATCGGAATTGTAACGAATGTTAAATTTTTAGAAAGATTTAATAATTTTGTATTTTAATTAGTTTTCTTAAAATTTAATTAAAACTATTTTTTTTAAATATTTTAATTAGTTTATTATAAGTTTAGAAGCTATTTATTTAAGGTTAGAAATTTTTTATTAAAATATTAGATAAAAAAATTATTTTATTGGATTTTTTAGGATATTTTTTTATTTTTAGATATATTTTTCTGTTTTTTGAAATTTTATTTTTTAGGGGTAGGGTACTTCCCCAAGCTGGAGATTTTGAAAACATAATATTGGATTTTCACTCAGTAATTTTTATTTTGCTATGTTATATTACTTTAAAATAAAAAACAATATTAAATGTTAAATGATTTTTCAATTCGTATTGATGGTGCTTGACTGGGACTTTTTTCGTCAAAATGGGGGGCTTTTTCGTCAAAATAGGGGAGTGGATTTTAATAGAATTCGTCAAAATGGGGGGGCTTTTTCGTCAAAATAGGGGAGTGGATTTTAATAGAATTCGTCAAAATGGGGGGCTTTTTCGTCAAGGTAGTTGAAAATTCTAATAGATATAATTTTGCATAAGTAGTTGAAAATTCTAATAGATATAATTTTGCATAAGTTGAAGCATTTTGATAATTAAGAAAGTGAACCCTGTCAAGTTAAAAATATATTTAAAACTTATAATTTGTGTAATATAGTAAAATTTTAAAATAATTTACAAATAATGAATGATATTTAAGGGGGGGGGGAGAAAAACTGATACAATAATTAAATTTTAGAAGGATTAATGATGGAAAATAGAAATAAAGAAAGTAATTTAGAAGAATTAGCGGTTTTTACATTTATAATAGTTCTTGAGATTATAAATTTTGCTTTAGGGTTTGTTTCAGTTTCTTTAATGGTAGCTGGTAAAGACACTATTATTGGTATTGTTGGTATTATATTATTACCAATATTTTTTTTATTAGCTGATAAAATTAGCTCTAGTAGAAGCGACAGAGTTAATATATTAAAAGATAAAGGGCTTATAAGTACTAAGGTAGTATTGTTAGCTAGAGTTATAATAGTAGTGGTTTTATTGCTTGTACTATCACAATTTATTAGATAAATTAATATGTAAAAACAATAAGTAGGGAATTAAAGGATTTAATTTTACAAATGGAAAAGGAGAATAAAATGCTAAAAATTGCTAGTTTAGTTTTAGCAGTAAGTATAAGCTTATTTGCTTGTAATTCAGATTATGATTGTGGATATGGAAATAGTTGTATTAAAGAAAAGTATAGTTATACTGGTGTTTGTATGAAAAATGTCGATAAATATGAATCGCCAAAATATACAACACCAAAATCACAAAGTATATTGCCAAATACAAGTGAAGGCGATTGCTCTTCTTCAGATTGTCGCTATGGTTTTGGATGCGATTATAAATATAAAGTTTGTGTAAAGAGATAAAAGTAAAGTATGAAAGGAAATAAAAATTAAGAAGATATTTATTGCTATTTCGTTAGTAGTAACTTTTGTAAGTAGTGCAAAGTGTTCAAATGTTACAGAAAGTATGAAAAATAGTTTTTTGTTTGGGGCTGGGTTTTTAAATCTTTGTAAAGCTCCTACTGATTACGAAGCTGCTTGTTTTGGGTTTTTTTTAGGAGTAACAGATGCTATTACATATTTAACACTCACTTCTAATACTAGTTGTAATATTACTAAACTATCATTATCGCCTGATTGCATAAATTTCTCAGGGAAAGGTCAGATATACGATAAGTTTATAAAATATTTGGAAAACAACCCAAAAAAACTTAGTAAGCCAAGTAATTCGCTAATAGAAGATTTTTGCTTTAGACAAAAATAAATTTTAAATAGATTTAATATAATGAAAAAACTAAAAATATATTTTCAACTAGAGATAATAAATTTATTGTGGAATACCTATGCTCTTTTATTACGTATACCACTTTTAGCAATTCCTGTTTTGTTTGCAAATATATTTATTATAGATACAAGTTATATTCGTTATTTGACTATAGATATTATATTAGTATTCCTTATACTTCTTTATAATGGATTTTTAGGAATTAAATTAAAAAGATGGGTAGATAAGATAATATATACATTGGAACTAAAGCTAGAGGCGGAAATAAGATTAGACTTGCTAATAAATACAAACGAAGAAGAAACAATATTGTTATGGACGGCAAGAGTATTTTTTTTACTAGCAAATGTTTTACAAGGGCTTATTTTTTATGTATTTATTATTGCCCTTGGTGTATGTTGGCATAGTATAAAATATGGGGAATATATGGAATATGTGGCAATAGCCTTTATATATGGGATTATTCCTCCTATAAGTATAATGATTAAACTTCAACAATGGAAAAATAGCCTTAAATTGCAAAGAGGTTTTATATTTGATATTATTGTTGGAGTTTTGACTGTAGTCATACTAGTTGTTTTTTTCTTCTTAGTAATATACTTTTTTAAATAAAGTAATAGCTAAGTATTTTTATATTTTAGTTTTGAATACTTAAAACTTTTTTTAATATAGTTAATATCATAATAGACTAGTGTATAAAAAAGGAAGAATATAAATGAGTAAACTAGAAAAGATAAAAACTCAAATAGATTTTTTAAGTTATAAATTTAGAAAAGATTTCTTTGAACAAGCTATTATTACAATTATAGGCATAGCAATAGATATAATACTTTTATTTATAGCTATAAAATATACACTTAAAAAAATTTACGAATTGGAGGACTTATAATGAATTTAATAGCATTAGCTGGAGCTATTATTGGAATGCTTGGATTTTTTGGAATTGTTTTATATGCTTTAGTGCAAATTAATAAGCAAAAATAAGTGTTTTTAAAATATTGAAAAAGTTTTTTTAATATGATATAATTGTATTGATGGATGTAGGAGTTAAACTAACTCCTACAAGGTTTTAATATAAAGGTTGTGCTAGAACCAATAAAACCACCAATACAATGAGAAATCTCAAAGTTGTGTCCTCCTTTCGGGGGATACCCACTAACTCCACCTACCCTAATACTCCAAATAGCACAAGTAGAACCCAACTTTTATATCAAAAAATTATATCCAAGGAATCATAAAAAAGTATTTTTATTTTTAAATTAAGATTGTTGTTCATGTAGGGCTTTGATTTGAAGTAGTTTAGTTCTTAGTTCCCAGATTAGATTAAATGAGCCATACTCTTTTAGTAGTTCACAAACCTCTTTTAAGTAAAATTCAAAAGCCATAGGTTCATTGTCACGAGTGATTTTACCTGTATCTTTTATTTTTGCATTGATATTTAAATCGTTTTTAGGTTTTTTATCATCAAGTATAATATTATTATTATTATTACCATTTATTGCTAGATTATTACTTCCGTTGATATTAATTTTATCTTGATTGATTTTTCCATAAAGCAAATATTCTCTTGTCGTATTTGTCAAAAAAATACATTTTAATATATTTTTCTCTGGAATTTTGCCCATTTTTTTCCAACTATTTAAACCAGATAAGGTAATTCCTAATTTTTCAGCTAAATCTGAATATGTTCGAGCATTTGTAACTATTCTCATTCTATCAATAATTCCATTTATATCGTTCAAGTTAACTCCTTTATATGTGAATTTATCTTTTTAAGTGAAAATATATAGAAAAACATATATAATTGCACAATAAATATTTACTTATATTTATAATATCAAAAAGTATCATAGATAAATATAAATAGAGTAAGCTAAAACCTACAGAAAGGGAGTTTAAGGCGATGATATACAACAAAATTTTATTTAGAGCAAACAAGACAATAAAAGGACATGGAGTAAAACGGAATTCTGTTTACAGACAAAGTAGATGGGAAAAAATAAAATTTGCATTTAAGAAGGTGATTTTTTCTAAAAAAGTAGACAATAATTTAGAAAATTTAACAATTTCTCAAAGAATAAAAAATGATTATGGAACTTTAGTATTTTTTTGCAAAAAGCACGGAATTAATTTACACACTTTTAAGCGAGTATTGTATGGGTATGGAACAAGCACAAGAATAGCAAATTTACTTATAAAACTTGGATATATAAAATGCAAAGATGAGTTAAAAAGTAAAAAATGATAACAATTTTAGATGAATACTATTTACTAAAAGAGGTTATAGATGTAACAAAAAAAAGCACTTCTTATTACATATGCAACTATAGTTCTAAGATAATTACTATAAAGCACATAAGATATATAAAAAAAGAGTGTATAGAGCTTAGATATAGGAAGAAGTTAACGAACTTACAAAATCATATACCAATAAAGACATTTTGCGAGTATATAGGAATATCATATTTATATTTAAAAGGAAAGGTTGATTTTATGAAAAAGTATAAAAATGTTGAGTTTTTTAAATATAAAGAGATAAGAAAAAGTATTTATATAGTTGTTGACAGTGAACTTAAAAGGTATTTACTTAAATATAAGCCTTTTAAAATTTGTATAAAGGGAGATTATGGACATATGAAGATAAAGGCATCTAAAACATTTGCAAATTACATAATAGGATTTTACTAATGGAAAATTGGATAAATATAAATCAAAAAAGGTCTTACGAGTGGGGGCTTAATAGTGTTCAAGAGAAGCTTTGTGCTTATTATAGTAAAAAGCATAGTTGGGTTAGTTCTAGGATAGAGCAAAGCGATGGGGATTATTTATGTATTGCTATTTGCAAACTAATACAAGAGTTGCCAACATTAGGGAAAAAATCTAATGTTTCAAAAGCTTTAAACTCTTTAGTACAAAAAGGAATTTTTGAAAAAAGAATAAATAATAAAAGAGAGATTTTTTATAGATTTAATCCAAAATTTTTAATTTGTTGGAGTGATAATAGTAAAAAAATAGTGAGTAATTTAGTAACACAGGAATTGGATTTAATAGATTTAGGTGTTTCCAAAAGTGGAGCGGGTGTTTCCAAAAGTGGAGCGGGTGTTTCCAAAAGTGGAGCGGGTGTTTCCAAAAGTGGAGTCCAAAAGTGGAACTATCATAATAAACAGATCAAATAAACAGATCAATAAAACAGATCATAATAATAAAGAGGAAGATATTGAAGTTGACGATGAAATTTTAAGTAAAGAAAATTTAATCAATTTTAAAGAGAGTGAAATGAATAATATTAAAAAGCAAAAAGATATGCAAGAGTTTGAAAAAATTTTAGAAATTTATCCCAAGACTGTAAATAACACAAAAGAGAAAGAGATAGAAGCTTTTGCTATTTTTAGAACTTTAAACTCTGCACAAAGGTTTAATCTATACCAAGCAATTATAAACTATAGCAAAACTACAAACGTAAGAAATGCACAAACAAGCAAGTATATTCAAAGCATTCACACTTTTTTAGCTAAAAGCTATACTAAATTTATACACGATATCCCTGAAAACTACGAATATTCACAAGAGTTTCAAAAAAATTCTACTATGGGAACGGCTGTTGTCTGTGAAATCGAAGATACAGAGTATAACGATGGTTTGGATGATTTTTATACTAAAGCAGATAGGCAAAAGATGGAAGAATATGCCCTAAAGATTGAAGAGCTTAAGAGTTTAATCAATAAAGGGGTAAGAGAGGAAGAATTCGAAAATAGAGTAAAAGAGCTATTTACTCCTTTGGAGAGCGAAAAAATTATCGTCGAAATGGGGGGATATTATCGTCTAAAAGATTTTAAAGCAAAAGAGTGGGCTAGTGGTTTATTTGATAGTTTATATCCTAGATATGATAAAAATGATGATTTGATTATCTATGATGAGAACAAGTTTAATTTACTTGTCTCTTAATTTGAAATTTAAAAAGGAGAAAAAATGAGTAAAGCAACAAAATATCCAGACTTAGAAAAAGATGAAATAGAAATTTTGCTAAAAAGAGCAAGGAAAGAGTATATATCTTGCAAGATAGAGAATAAACAAGAAACTGGGCTTTGGGCATGGCAGTGTATAGCTTTGCGAAAGCTTTTAGATAGAGAGAATGGGTTAAAAGTGGATTTAGAAACAATAGAAGCAAATGCTGTTTTGTTATAAAAAATTTTAAAAAAACATTTAATAAGTTAATAAAGGAGTTTAAAATGATAAAACTAGAACCATTCATTAATACTAACACAACAAAACAAGAGATACAAAGAAAATTAAAAGAGGCAAGAAATATGTATATAGTATGCAAGAGAGATAATAGTGAGTTTACTCCATTTTGGCTAAGGGAGTATATATTATTAAAAAAGCTTTTAAAAGAACAAAGCAAGGATGACTTTATCCCAATAATTGCTATCAATGAAGCAAACTTAACAGTAAATGGCAGAGTATTTAAAATATTAGATTAAAAGAAGGAGCAAAAGAATGGAAAATGAGTGCAAAGAAGTAGTAAAACTAGTTTTAGTGCTAGGGATATTATTGCCTTTTATTTATATGCTTATTCAAGGTATCAAGGATGAAATAAAGCAAGAAGAGAGCTATAGAAAATTTATTATGTGTTTGGATGATGAAAATGAAAAATCGCAGCTTTGCAAACTTAGAAAAAAATACAAAGAAGATGATGAAAAAAGTTTTAGTTTAGATTTTAGTGGTTGGCTTATTATAACAATCGTTTGTTCTTGGTTTTGTGTTTATTTAATAACAATATATTTAAATTAGTTTAGAATTTAATAATAAATGGTTTAAGGATAAATTTGAGTAATCTAAGCTTTAATTCAAGTATCAACGATATTGCATATTTACAAAACATAGAAAAAACTATAATCTCGTCGATGCTTTTTAATTATGAGATAATAGAAGAAGTTTTTGAGAATATAAAATATTTTATGTTTTATTCAAGCATTCATCAAGAACTAGTAAAAGTAATAGAAAACTTATACAATGAGCAACTACCTATTGATGAGAATTTTATAATCTCAAGATGCGATAACAAGTTTAAAGGTGCAATAGAGAAAACAATTTTAGAGATAATGAGTGTAAATGCAGTTACTAATGTAGGTGCTTATTGTGCTGATATACTGGAGGCTTTTAAAAGAAGAGAAGTTTTTAAACTGTTAAATTCTGGGATGAAAGATTTAGAAAATAGTATAGCAAGTGATGAGATATTAGCAAAACTAGAACAGCAAAAACAAAAAATTGAGAACTTAGAAATAGGTTCGCAAGATGTATTAACTTTAGGGGAACTTGCAGATAGTTTTGATAAAGAACCACCATTGCCTAAGATACCTACAGGCATACAATGGCTAGATACTCCTAAGTGTTTAGATGGTGGTTTTGAAGCTCCAAATTTTATATTTTTAAGTGGAGAAAAGGAAAGTGGTAAAACATACCTTGCTACATCAATAATAGAGAATATGGCAATTGCAGGGCATAAGGTGGGGTTTTTCCCTTTGGAGTTTGGGTCTAAAGCTTACTGGCAGAATATAAAAATAAGATATCCACACAAAGATAATCAAAAAAGAATAAATTGTATGAATAATATATATCTTGAGAGCAATGTTTTTGATATAAGAGATGTGGAAAAGAAAATAAGAAAGATGCATAAAAAAGGTGTTAGGTTTGTATTTATTGATAGTAAATTAAGGCTTACACATAGAAATTTCAAAGGTGGAACACTAGCACAAATGCTAAGTGAAGTGTTTTCAATTTTAGGACGTCTAACTGTGGAGCTAGAAATTGCTTTGATGTTAGTTGTTCAAATGCCAAAAGAGAACTATGCAAATGGGAAATTAAGTGTAAAAGATTGTGTGGATGCAGACCACGAGGCTAAAGTTTGGATAAATATAAAAGTTGATGAGAAAACGGGAGAGCGAGAAATAACTATGGGGAAAAATAAACAAAACTTTAAAAGGCTTGGGATTAAGGTTAGCTTTGATCCATCAAGCCATGAGTTTAAAAAGATTAGAGATTTAATAGAAGAACAGGAGGAAGAGAAAAACAAAAAAAGTAAGAAAATAGGAGAAAGCGGGGGAATTCCTGTATTTTCTGAAGACCCGCAGATAACAGAGTTTCTCACAGAGAGTGCAAAGCACAAGCAAGAAGATACTCAAGAAAACAAAGAAGAAGACAAAAACGATAGCATACTAGATATGCCAGAGATTTTATAATAAAGGAGAAACAATGACAATAGGACATATAGTAAAACTGACAAATAAGGAAAAAGGCGATAAGTATAAAGAGTGGCTACAGCTAATAATAGAGCCACCTTTTATGGGACGGCTTAGTGCTACGATGTTTGAAAACAAAAATAAAAATAAAGATAACGAGCCTGATTTTTTCTTATATGAGAATATAAGTAAAAGAGGTGATAAGGATAAGTTTGAGGGTAAAACTTTTAAGGTGCGACAAATTGGAGCAGTATGGAGAAGAGTTTCAAAAGATGGTAAAACGAACTTTTTAGCCCTAAGCATAGATACCCCTTTGGTATATGGCGGTAGGTTTAATTTTAGTGCTTTTGAAACAAAAGTACCACCTGAAACAAATGCTGAGAATTATTTTTGGCTATATGATTGTGTTTGGAAGCCGTATAAACCAAGCGGTAATAACTCTAGTTTTTATACGAGTAACGATTATGCAGAGCCTTTAAGCTATACATCAAATCCAAAAGGCGGTGAAATTCCTGTATATGTAGAGAACTCTTGGGAGCATACTTAAAATATGGCATTTGGCAAAATATTTTATCCGCACAAGGCGGAATTCCACCGCTTCGCTCCATATCTAATAATTTTTACAAATCTTATGCAAATAGCTATTAATATATTTTTAGCTGTAATTATTTATAAAATACTTAAAGATGTTTAAGATAATAAAAATATATGCAAAGTTAAAATTAAATAATGGTGTAAAGTAGTAAGCCATAAAATTCAATAGAAAGGAATCCTTAATTTATTAATCTTTTCAAATTTAGTAGGGTTTACTTAATTTGCTGCGACCCTTTGAAAAAATAAGATTATATATTGGAAAAACAAATATAATAAAAAGAGAAAAATAGATAATAAAAAAACAAACAGCAAAAAAGTCTGCCGTTTGTCATTACTTAAATTAAAAGTCAGTTTATGAAAAAAGACTTCAAGAGAATTATAGCATAAAAAAATATAAAATTCTGTTTAATGCGGATAAGAAAAGGTTAAATAATGAACAAAGATATAAAAAGTAAGATAGAACAAGCTAAAAAAGAGCTACTTAAGAAAAAGCAAGAGCCTTTTAAGATAGAAGCAGCTAAGAAGAATTTACTACATTATGCTAGATGGATTTTTGAAGAGTTTTATGAAACACAATTCTTAGAAAGTTGGTATCACGAACTATTGTGTAAGGTTTTAGAAAGCGTTTATTATGGAAGAACAAAAAGAGTAATAATAAATATCCCGCCAAGTTATGGAAAAACAGAGTTTGCAGTTAAGCTTTTTATATCTTGGGTTTTAGGAAAAAATAGCAATTATCGTTTTATATATACTTCATATAGCGATGATTTGGCTACAAAGACCCCTGCTAATACAAAGCAGATAATAAGTAGCAGTGCATATAAAAAGGTTTTTGGAGATAAAAGATTTAATAAAAAAGCTGACCAACACTGGTATTTGGATAAGCAGGGAATGGAAGATGGCGGGATGTACTCTTCAACTATTGCTGGAGGAGTTACTGGGTTCCATGCTGATATATTAATAATTGATGACCCGATGAAAGCAATAGAGAAAAATCAAAAAATAGCAAGAAAAGCCACTATTGATTTTTATACAGGAACTGCTAAAACAAGGCTTAGAAAATCAAACCCTAATTCTGCGATTATAATTATAATGCAAAGGTTACATGAAGAGGATTTAGTAGGGTATTTATTAAATCCTGCAAATAGCGAAAGCGAACTTTGGACACATATAAGTTTAACAGGAATTGAAGACAAAGAAATTATATATAGCTTTGAAGATTTTAAGTATACAAGAGCTGCTAATGAACCACTAAATATATATTTTGAAGATGTAAAGCAACTAGAAGAGCAAAAAAGGAGTATGAAAGAAGATTGGTATTCTCAATATATGCAAGACCCTAAGAATATAGAAACTGGGTATATAAACGATGAAGATTTTGTAAGCATTAGTTCTTGGGAGATACCAGATGAGAATATGGCAATATTTATAGACCCTGCACAAAGCATAAAAGAAACAGCAGATAATAGAGCTATTGGGGTTATAGGAGCATCATTAAATGAGAAAAAAATTCCACTATACACTGTGCATGATGTATATTTTGGTATTTGGAGCAATAAGGATTTTTGTAAAGAGATTATAAATGCCATGATAAAGTATCCTAAAATCCCAGTATTCATTGAAGATGCAGGAGGTGGAATACTCACACATCAGAACTTAATAGAAAACTTAAGCATAGTTAATTACGAACTAAAAGAAAAAGCTATTGAACTAATAAATGCAAGTAGGATAAAACTATTTTCACCAGCTAAGAAAATAAGCAAAAATCAAAAAATAGATAATACTACCTCATATTGGAGAAACCATCAAATAAGATTTAAAGTAGGAGCTTCTGGAATTGAACAAGTAAAAAAAGAGGCAAAAGCTTTTCATCCTGAAAAAGATAGCAAAGAAGATGATTGTTTGGAAGTTGTATCAAATGCTGTGGTAACAGATATGTTAAAACCTAAGATTAAGCAAGAGAAGAAACGAGCAGTTAGGATAGGGAAAACTATAAATGCAAAACTTAACAATAATCTAGGATGGAGATTTTAAATTTTACAAAAGCATACTTTTATACCTTTTTTAAATTTAAAAAGAATATATAATTAAACTAAAGTATATAGTGTATTAAACTTCACATATTTATATCTTTTTAAAATATAAAAAAATTTTATACTTAAATAAACATATAGGTTAAGTAATTTGAGAAAGAAAGCGAACTTGTAAAGTGAGAAAGAAAGCGAGAATTTTAGTTTGAGAAAAGTAATTATAAAACTTTCTGATTTTGAAATAGAAAAAGGCGAAAAAGTATCTATTAGATTATTAAATACTTTAGGAGACGAGCTAAGAGCAACTTATAAAGGGCAGTTAATATCTTTAAGCAAAGAGCTTGAGCTTAAAGATGATTTGCTAAGCTTAGAGCTTTATGAGAATGATTTAATAAAGCAAAATAGTTTTTATGAACTTTGTATAAAAGATATAAAATTTAGATTTAGAATTTTTAGCCATAAAGATAATACACCACATGAGATAACATCTTTAATCTCTTTAGGGGGTATTGATACTATTTGCACTATATATAATGATGATTATATGTTTGAAGATGATTTTATAAAAAAGTTTGAACTAAAACTTTTAAGAAAAGAAGCCTACTTTACAAGCAATCAAAAAAGATTATTTGATTTTTTTGTCCTTTTTGCTGATGTTGTAAAGAATAAAGGGCAAACTATTGATATATGCGAAAGTTTAGATAATTATTTAGGGAGTTTAATATGAGCAGTAGAGATAAAAAAATAATATATGGCAGTTTATCTGCGAGAGCGAGAACCGAAGGTTTGAGAAGATGAGCAAAGATAAAAAAATAAGTTATAAAAGGTAGTAAGATGAACCAAGGTATAGATAATAATAAAGATTTAGGGTTTATAAAGAAAGTAAATGCTGTATTTTTAAACATAGAAAATATTCAAAAGAGTGTAGAGCTATTTTCAAAAGAGGCTATAGAGATTTTAGACAAGGTTTCAAAAGATGATATAGTGGAGTTAAAGGCTTTAAGTTTTTGTCTTGATGAACTGCAAGAGATATATAATAATCTGAATTTTATTTTACAAAGTAAAGAGTTTGTAAAGGATATGGCCGCTTATGAAGTATTTGTAGAAGAAAAACTAGATATTATGGAGCAAAGAGAGAAAATAGTAAAAGATTTAAGTATAAATGTTGAGCAGACTTATCAATTAGTCGAGAGTAGAAAAGATGAAATAATAGGTATTATTTATTCTGTTGTAAAAAATACAAGAGCTACTTTGGGTTTAGATAATGTAGATAATACTTCAGATTTAGATAAACCTGTATCAAATGCTACACAAGAAGAGTTAGATAAGAAAATAGATAAGCAGAATATAGAAGATAGTTTTACTTGTGATGATAGTTCCAAAGTCTTAAGTGCAAAATGTGGGAAAGATTTAAAAGAGTTAATAGATAAAATAGATGATATTTTGCTTTGTGATGATATAAACTTAAATAATTTACAAAAGATAAGTGATTTTATAAAGGTTAATAAAAATTCCATAGAAACTATAGAAGAAAAACTAAAAGATAAGTTAGAGCAAAGCGATAGTATACAAAGTGCTTTAAAACTAGAAAACCCAAGAACAATAAGCTTAAATGGAGCAGTAAGTGGAAAAGCAGTTTTTGATGGAAGCTGTGATATTACAATAGAGACTACAGGTTCAATGGCTATTGGTTCATATGCTTTAGTAGTTTTAAAAGATAAGTTTGTTTGGCAAGAGGCAATTAGAAGAAGAAAAATAGGTTTGCATATTAAAAAAGGAAGGGATGCTGGATATTATCCTACAAACGTAAGTTATAAAAACGAAAACATAGCAGGAAGTGAACTTGTAGAAGTTAATTCATACCTTGAAGCAACAGAACGAGATTTAAGTGGTACTTGGTTTTTACAAGGAGAAGCTAGAAATATTGTTACTATTAATGAAGAATATAAACATATTGTAGGTAGAGTTTATTGTTTGGCTGTAAGAGTGGCATAAGCATATTAATCAAAAGAGCAAAGGAGAAGATATGAGATTTATAAAAGTAGAGAATTTAGAATATGTAAATAAAGATAAAACAATAATAGATTTAAAAGCAACAAATGAAAAAGGCGATGTTTATCCTATGAGTTTAAATTTAGTAGATATTGAAAATATACATACTTTTTATGATGAAAAAGATAATAAGGAATACTTTTTAGAAGAGTATTGTAAGACACAAGATATAAAAGAGTATGAAAATGTAGAAATAAGTGAAGATTTTAAGCTTTGGCAGGAAAATTTACAAGAGCTTAAGCTTTTAAAAGAGTATCTAAAAAGTACAGATTTCTACTATGTTAGATTGGCTGAAACACTTGAAGAAGTACCGCTTGAAGTAATACAAAAAAGAACCCAAGCTTGAAGAAGTAGAAGAGTTAGGGGATAAAGAGTTAGAAGATAAACTTATAGCAGAAGATGGAACAAACAATGACTGAATGGGTAGAGTTTTGGACTAAGTATTTATCTTTATTTTTGCTTACAACATTTTTTACATTTCTTGGAGTAGTTGGAAGATACTTTAGAATATTACAAAAAAGCGAAGAGAAATTTAATCCAAAAGCATTTATAACAGAGTTTTTAATATCTTTAAGTCTTACATTTTTATTAGCCCTAGCTTGTATAAGTGCACATGTGGATATATTATTAACTTGTATACTTGTAGGTGTCTCTTCTCATTTTGGAACAAATGGAATATTAGCTTTTATATGCAAGTATTTAAAAATAGATTGTAGTGATTTTTTACAAAAAGAGGATAAGGATAAAAAGGATGTTTAGTTTTAAAACTTTTAAACACATAGCAAGGAAAATCCTTACTATGCTAATTGGATGTTACGGCCGTTTAAACAAATATTTTCTTATCTCTTTTTTGAATAGATTTACAAAAATAGAGCAAACGGCAATAAAAATCATTGCGAGTTCCATTATGGCCTCCGTGGATAAAATCCCTATCCCCGACCTTACAACCATAAAAAAGCTCCAGTTAAAAAACCGGAGCTTATATTTCCATCCACGGAACATCCATTTTACTAAACAAGCTATGGTTTAGTTGGAAGTATTGTAACAAAAAAATATTAAATAGTGCTTTAAAAAGGAGAAAACAGATGTTTAATTTTTTGAATATTAGAACAGCTTTTATATTTATATTCTCAATAATAGCTATTTATATAATGTATTTAAAAGCCCAAAATGAAGCTTTAAAAGTTAATTTAGATATTCAAAGAGATTTACATAAATCTACTATTGAAGCTTACGAAAAAAAACTGAAGTTTTTAAATAGTAAATCTACTTTTGAAAAAGAGAACTTAAATAATATTACTAACAATATAAAAGCAAAAAGCATAACACAACAAGAAAATTCTAAAAGGGGTTTATTAGATGAAGTATCTAATAGCAGTTTTACTATTGTTTCTTTTTAATGGATGTACTACTAAAACAGAAATTTTAGAAAAACAAACCTTTGTATGTGTAGAGTTATTAAAAGTAGAATTATCTAATGAAGTAAAAATAAGAGTATATAAAAATGATTTAGCTTTGTTTAAAGCTAGAAAAGAAGAATTAAAATCTGCTATAGATTTTTATAAAAATCAAATAGACAAATATAATTTATTATGTAAGGAGTTAGAAGATGAGAATAAGTAATAAAGGACTAGAATTAATAAAACACGAAGAAGAGTTTAGAAGTAAACCTTATTTGTGTCAAGCCCAAAGACCAACAATAGGATATGGAAGTACATATTATAAAGATGGTACAAAAGTAAGCCTAAGTGATAAAGCTATAAGTAAAGAAGAAGCTATAGAATTATTAGAGTATATAGTTGAAACTAAATTTGAAAAACTTGTAAATAGTTGTGTAAAAGTTCCTTTAACTCAAGAGCAGTTTGATAGCTTGATAAGTTTTTCTTACAATGTAGGTCAAGGAAATTTTAGAAATTCTACTTTACTTAAAAAAGTAAATTCAAAAGACTTTATAGGTGCAAGTGAAGAATTTGCTAGATGGAAATATGCAAATGGTAAAGTATCAAATGGGCTTGTAAATAGAAGAAAAAGAGAAAGGGAGTTATTTTTATCATAAGCATAAAAGTAAGTTTAAATAAAAAGGAGTAAAAATGAGTAGTGGTTTAGGAAAAATCAAAGCTTCGATGCTTAAAACAAGTAAACTAGAAAAAGAGATTAACTCTTTACAAAGCGAACAAATTTTAAAGCTAGAAGAACAAATAGAAGCTTTAGCACAAGCTAATAAAATACAGCTTGAAGTAAATGAGCTTTTAGCAAATAAAATAGAAGAACTAGAGAATGAAATAAATATATTAAAGGATGAGAAATAATGAGCAAAATATTCGAAAATTACGAAGATTATAAAGAAGAGTTAAATAGTCTTTATGATGAGCTTTTAACTAAAGCACAAGATAACAAATTTTTAATTCAAACAAAAGAAGAGATAAAATCTTCACTTGAAAAATTAAATATAAGCGATAGTGAAAAAGCAGGTTTCTTAATATCTTTATATTCTCAAATTGCGGAGCAAACTTTAAGCTCTACATTTGAACAAGCTCTTGCTATTTTAGATAAGTGTTTGAAACTACCTAAAGAACTGGAAGAATTAGATGCAAGGGTTGAGCTTTTAGAGATACAAAAAGAAGAAGTAGAAGAAGGTATTGCAGATAGACAAGCAAAAAGACCTTTAGAGATTAATCAACTTATAGCTAATGAAAAACTAGTTTATGCACAAATTGAAAAGATTAGTAAAGATGGCGAGTATACTGATACACAAAAAAAAGAGATGATACAACAAGTAATAGATAATAGATTTATAAAAGCTATGGATAGTATGGGAAGTACGATAGGAACTTTAGGAGCAGGTGGAATAGTTGTACCTAAAAAACTTTTTGAAGTATATTTAGAACTAAATAAAAAATTAACAGATATATCATCTGATGGTGATTTTACATTATCAAAATTATAAAAGAGTAATTTATGAAAAATAATATATTAAAAAGAGTAAATCAAATAATAGAAGAAGAAGGTGGAAAAAGTTTAAAAAAAGATGAGCTGTTAAAAGAAAGTGAGCTTGATAGTTTTGCTTATACATTTTTTTATTATTCTATAATTGAAGAGTTTAAAATTGAAGATAAAGAAAAAGAGTTTTTTGATTTTATAGAGAATATAAATTATGAAAAGTTTAGGCTAAAAGATTTAGTAAAAGAAATCCAAAAATGTATAAAATAAGAGCCGCACATAAACTAGACGAAACTAGATTTTATAATTTTTTAAAAAGTGAAGTTGAAGATAAAAATTTATACAAGAATATAAAAGAGCATATACGAAAAGGAGTAGCATATAAAATACAAGATAAAACTGGGAATATAAAAGGTGTGTTTTTGGCAATGAAATTTAAGGAACATATATCATTATCTTATTTTTTAGTCTCAAAAGATCTTAGATGTAAACCTATAAGCTTAAAATTTTTTTTAAAGTGTATGTATGAATTAAAGCCAGATTTACCTATATATGCAATAAAAAATAAAAATTATGAAACATATAAAAGCTATTTTAAACAAAGTTGTGAAGATGCTAAGCTTTTACTATTTTGTGGAATTAGCCAAAAGTATAAAGATTTAATCTTAGAAGAAAGCAAAAAGGATTTAGTATGGGTGGAGTAGTTAGAAATATAGGAGGTGCCTTTAAAAAAGTGAGTAAAGAAGGAAAAAGAACTTATAGAAAAGTAGAAAAAGCTACAAAAGTTTTAGTTATTAATCCAATACATACAGTTAATAAATTAGGTCTTGGTTTAGGAAAGGTTATAATACAAGGAAAGAGCTTTAAAAGGACCTTTGCAAATAGCCTAGCAGATATTACTAAAAATATACGAGATATATATTCTCTTGTAGGTAATAAGTGGTTAGGGATAAATGATGATAGATTTTTAGGAATTAAGGATAAAAATCTTTCCAAGTTAGGAAAAATAACTAAAGATTTCTTATATGATGATGCTGCACAAACCATAGGTTTTGTAGTTATTGCGGTTGTGGCAGTTGTTGCGGCTATAATCTCTATATTTACATTAGGATGGGGTACAAGTATAGCAGGGGCATTATTAGCTGTAGTTACCTCTGTTGTGATGGCTCTAGCTATAGGTGCTATTGCTGAGGGGCTTGCTCAGTTTATATACGATGATTATATGAAAGGTGTAAACTCTGAGATAAAAGCAAAAGAAGAAAAGTTAAGAGTATCATATTTAAGCGATATTTTAAATGGCTCTATCTTTGATAAGATGGCTGGAGGGTATTTATATGCATCACAATTTGCAGGTAATATATATTATGATGCAACAACTCCTGGTAATTGTAATATAAGTGTTGGAGGAGAGTTTAATTTAAGTCCGCATTGTATGAGAACAAATATAGGTTATGTAGATAGTACTTTGAAAAACTTAGCTGGAGATAAAAACTTTAGTGTTGTTAGTATGAGTTTAGATACAAATTGATAAATTTCGCAAATGTATACTTTTATACCTTTTTTAAATTTAAATTTATTATAGAATACTCTTATAATTTCGAAATTTTAATAAAAGCAGAGAAAGGGAAAAAATGCAAAACGATACGATAGAGCTTGAAAAAATAGAAGAAGTAGAGCAAAGCTTAAACATAAAAGACGAAAATGTAAATCTACAAGATGAACAAGAAATAAAAGATGAAGAGCAACTAGATGCTATAACTATAACACCAAAACAACAAAATATCATTCAAGAGTTAGCAAAAATTGATATCGAGTTAGAGCAACTAGAAAAAACACCTATAAACGAAGATGAGTTTTATGATGTTTTAGATGATATATTAAGTGAAGAAGAGAAGTATTTACAAGATGAAAATCCAAAAGAGTACTTAAAAGTTGTAGAAAAAAAGAGAAAAGAGTTTATAAAAAGCAAATCAAACGATAGTTTAAAATTTGAACTAATAGAAAAAAGAAAAGAGCTTGAACTAAACAATGCTATAGAAGATGGTAGATTAAAAATAACTAGAGTTTATAAAGATTATAATCACGATGCTATGGCAAACTTTTTTCATAAAAAACTAACACAAGAAGAGAAAGATGAGATTTTGCAAAGTTCTAAAAATACTTTTGATGTATTTAAAAAAACCTATGATAAGTATCAAGAGAAACAAGCAGTTCAAGTAGAAGTAAAAAGTGCAAAAGCTCCAAATACTCCTAATTTTAAAAATATAAGCAAACAAAGTATTAAAAATCAAATAGATGAGCTTGATAGTGAAGATGAAAAGTATAAAAAAGCTTTAGGAGTTTCATAATGCAAATATTAGAAATAAAAGAAAAAGATAGTAGCTTTTGCGCAGCAAAAGATTATTATACTTTAAAGAGTTTTTTAGAACTAAAGCAAAAAACAACAGATATTTTTAAGAATAAAGAACGAGCAAATAATTTAAAAACATATATAAAAGAACAAAACAATATAAAAGATGATTTAGTAAAAATAGCAAATGATGAAAATTATTTAAAAGCTTTAGGTTTGAATACTTAAAGCTTTTCCTAATAGTAAGGGGTGAGTATCCTTTTTAACTCTCCCAAAAATTAAAATATTCTCACCCCTTACTATTGGGAAAAGAAAAAAGGAAATAAAAAATATAAAGGAAAACATATGTTTGATGGAAAAACTGCTGCAGATTTTTTAGCATCTCCAGATGTAAGAGTTGCATATGGAGAAGAGATAAACAAAGAGATGATAGTAAAATCTAAGGTTTCACCTTTTATTGCTAAAAATCCAAACGATGATAAGGCAATTATAAGCGGTGTTGTTGGAACTTTAGAACAAGGTAATAATATACGAGTACCTTTTATAGATGAGTTATTAGATGCTGGAGCTAGAGGAAATGTAAAGTTTAATGCTAGTGAGGAAGAGCTAAAAAAATTATCAATGTTTATAAAAGCTGATGTAATACAACACTCAGTGCCTTCAACAGAGACAGTTTTAAATCCAAATTCTGCTAAGAAGTTTCAAAGTACAGCAAAAACAAAGCTTAAAAACTGGGCTACACGAAAGTTTGATAGTATAATCATATCTAGCTTTAGTGCAAATTGTACGAATATTGTTGCTTGTGGACATCACAACGATGGAACTACAGCTAATATTACAATAAATGATAAGTTTTCATTAGCTGATGTTAGTGAAGCAAAACAAAGAGCAGAGCAAGGTTATGCTTATGATAGTACGGGTGCTAAAATAATTGTTCCACAACTACAACCTACAAGCCACGAAGAGAACGAACAAAAAGGATACTTTGAGACTTTAAACTTTTATGTTATGTGGCTAGGTAGTGATGCAGAAAGGGATTTAAAAGGCGACCCAAACTGGATAAGTGCACAAAAAGAGGCAAAAGAGCGAGGAAAGGATAATCCTTTATTTTCTGGTTCTTTAGGCTTTTGGGATGGAGTTTTACTCTTACCTTTTAAAACAGCAAATACAAGACAATCAGGAATTTTAAGAAGTGATAGTAAAGAGTTTACAGGTTTTTCAAATACTAAGAAGTTTGACCTAAGTGTTTATTCGGGAGATAGTGGAATACCTACAGAGATTAATCTATTTTTAGGTGCAAAAGCAGGAGCAATTGCAGTTGACCAAGCTGCTAATTTTTACGACTGGGCTGATAAAGATGATCCAAGATATGCAAAAGCAGGAACTGATAAGATATTTGGTTTTGCAAAAACAAAATATATCTCTGCTGATAATGATGATTTACTTGAAGATAATGTATATAATGGTAAAGACTTTGGTGTTATTGCTGTAGTTTCACCTTGTAGAGCTTAAATAAAGGAGTAAAAAAATGAGCAGTAAAATATTAAAAAAAGTTATGGCAGTTTATCTGCGAGAACGAAAACTGAAAGGTTGAGAAAATGGCTATTATTGTAAAAAGAAAAAATAGAGAGTGTGTAGATTTTGCTAGAGCAGAAACTACAATTACAAACAAAGATGTAGGAAGTAGTATTGATTTTGCTGGGATTTTACCTGGCTTTACAATTATTGATGCAAATTTAAGTGTGATAGAAGCATTTGATGGAAATAATAGTATCTCTGTAGGCTTAGATGGTGATATGGAGAAGTTTATTGCAAATACAAATGTAACAACAATAAAAGGTGCAGGATTTAAAAATATACAATATAAAGCACAAAAACCTACATCAGTGTTAGTAAATGTTACAGGTTCTACAGCTACAACTGGAAAAGCTATTGTATCTATAGTATATGCAAAAAACGCATCAAGTAGAACGGATTATTAAAGGATTTAAATTGAGAATTTATTTAGGTGAAAGTGCAGTAGTATTATATAAGGGTAAGAAGACAAAAGAGTTTACAAGAGCTAATTTTTATCCTAAACCTATAGTTCAAAATGGCGATATAATTATCTTAGATAAATTAGCTGGGTTTAATTTAGCTAAATTATTGCCTAATGAATGGGAATTATTGCAAAAAGAGTATATACAAATAGATGCAAACGAAGTTTTAAAAGATAGAATAAACGAGCTTGAAGACTATATACAAGAGCTAGAAGAGTATTTAGCCCAAAGTGATTTAAAGGAGCTATTAGATGCTAATGAGCTAAATGCTATAGCAATAAATCCTGATGAAGCTTTAGATACTACAACACCTATAAAAGCTTACGAAGAGTTTTCAAGTAAACAGCAACTAGAAGAGTATGCATTAAATTTTGGCTTAGAACTTAATACAAAACAGAGTTTAAAAAAGATGTATGATACTTTTTTAGATTTTGTAAGTAAGAGTAACAAAGAAAGCGAACCTTTAAAAGGTGAGAAATGTTAGCAAAAGATTTTATTCTTGAAAGTTCTTTAGAACTTCAAGAACGAACACAAAGCAATAAGAAGTTTTGGAATGATGAAGAGCTATTTTTAAAACTAAACAAAGCTTATAAAGAGATACAAAAGGACCTACCTTGTTTTATATGTAATGAAATATTAGATATAAAAAAGGGTAATACCTTGTATCATCTAAAGCACAAAGCTTTAAAACCTATAAGCTTATTTATAAATAATATAAAATATGAGAGTGTTGTTTTAGAGTATATTTTTGATGAGGGTTTCAGTGAAAATCTTTATAATATTAGCTTAAAAGATTTGCACTTAAATAAAACTCCTACATATAATACAAAAGCACAAGTTTCTTACTACTATTACAAAGAACTAGAAAACGAAAACGATTACTTAACTTTGCCTATTGAATATATGGAGGCTTTAAGATTACTATTTTTATCTTTTGTTTTTGAAAAAGCACCAAGGGACTCTAAGCAAAGAGATTTAAATATACACTATATAAAACTTTATGAGCAAAAAAAGCAGGAGATAAAAAGATATAGAAAAAATAAAAAAAGTATAAATACAAACTATCAAAGGATATAATGATGTGGGCAGGGATTTTACAAGGAGCAGGAGCTTTAGCTACAGCAGGAGCTACATTTTACGGAGCTAAAAAACAAGCTAAAATACAAAAAGAGATGTTAGAAGAGCAAAGAAAAAGAGATGCACACGCAAAAGCAAAAGAGACAAAAACTCAAAATAACTTAGATGGTGCAATAACTGATATATATGATGAACAGAAGAAAAAGAAGAAGAAAGATAATCTAGCAGGGGATATTGATTTAGGTCAATCTTACGGGGCTTAAAATATATGTACTCTGATACAAAGGTATTTAAAGAGTGGTTAAGAGAAAGCTACTATTTATTTAAAAACACAAAAGAGTTTGCAAAAAAAACAAGAGATTATTATAATGGCGACCAGCTTGATTATTGGACAAAGCTAATACTACAAAATAGAAGACAACCAGAACAACACGAGAATAATATAGCAAAACATAATAACTATATCTTAGGATTTAAAGCAGAAAGGGAAACAGAAATTCAAGTATTAGGAACACAGCAACAAGATAGAGCAACAGCAAATTTACACAATGCAATACTAAAAATGATAAGAGAAAATGCAGATTTTCAAGAAGAGATAGATGCTAGTGACAGCCATATAAGTATAGAGGGTATTTCAGTGATGGAGCAAAATGTTCTTCCTAGTGGTGAGTTTGATCTTCACGGAAGAGAACATAAGGATATAGAGTACAGAGAGCTAGATCCTGCTGATTGTTTTTTAGACCCATACTCTAAAGCACTTGATTATAATAAAGATGCAAGATATTTTCACGAAGCATTTTATATAGATAAAGAGGTTTTATATAGGTTTGTAGAGCCTAATATAGTAGATAGTTTAAAAAGTGGTAATTATATAAATGATATATACAAAGATGATTTAGAAACAGACAATCTTAAAAGAAAAAGAGTTTTAGTCGTATATACTTGGTACAAAAAGTTTGATAAACAAACAAAAAAAGATAAGATATATTTTTGTTTATGGAGTGGAGATACTATTTTAATGCAAGAAGAAAACCCTTTTTTATTTGATAGATTTCCTTTTGAGATAACTTTTTTAAATAGGGATTTTAAAGGTGATATAAAATATTGGGGATTATATAAAGATATTATGCCTTTGCAAGATAATATAAACTATGCAAAGCTACGGCTATTTAATATGATAGGAACATCTAAGACTTTAGTTGAAAGAGGAGCTGTTCAAGATGATGATATAGAAGCTTTTGCAAATGAGTTCTCTATTGATAGTGCAACTGTATTAGTAGAAAATATAAACGGAATAAGAGATATAAAATCTCAAAGTCAAATACAGCAGCTATTAAATGTAATAGTAGATAGTAGAAATCAGATAAATGAGATACTAGGTGTTAATAAAGAGATGTTAGGAAGTGCAAATAATAGAATGAGTGCAGTAGGACAAGAAAGACGAATTGAGACAGGGCTTATAGGACTATCTAAATTTTTAAAAGCTTGTGCATCAAGAGATAAGAGACTGGCAAGGAAAAGCATAAAACTAATAGAGCAGTTTTATGATACACAAAGGGTTATAAATATAGTTGATGAAGATTTTATGCAAGAATACATTACTATAAACGAGACAGTGCAAAATGAGTATGGTGGAATAGAATATGAGCAAAATCAAAACGGCGAACTAATACCAAAAGCAAATAATAAAATAACGGCTGGGAAATATGATTTAATATATACAAATAAACTAAAATCTACAAGTATAAATGCAGAAAGGTTAAGAGCTAATGTTGAGCTTGTAAAAATACTACAATCAACAAATCCTGAACTTGTGCAATATATAGTTCCTGAGATATTAAAAGATGCAGAAAGTCCTAGTGCTGATAAAATAAGAAAAATAGTATATGCAAACGAAGCGAAAGCACAAGAGAGACAAGAAAGCCCACAAGTGCAAGAGCAAAATTCTCAAGAGATGCAAGAAAATCAAGCACAAGCACAGCTAGATATTGCTTATAAAAACTCTATAATAAATTTAAATAATGCAAAAGCAAAAGCTATGCTAAATAAAAACGATATAGAGCTACAAAAAGCTTATTCATCTGCTGTAATAGCAAAAGAGAATTTAATAAACAAACAACAAAAAGCTATGCTTGTAGCTGGAAAAGGAATAAGAAATGAGCAGTATTGATATTCTCACAGAGAGTGCAAGGCACAAGAAAATAAGTAATGAAAGTTTGTCTGCGAACACGAGAACCGAAGGTGTGAGAAATGAGCTGGTATGAGAACAATAAAAAATATGATATAGATACAAAATCTATAATGCCAACAGGTGCATTAGCAGGTAAGGCAATAGGGGATAGTTTTAAGGATATAGCAAAAATAATAGATGATAGAGAAAAGACAAACTTAGAAAAAGAGAAACACGATAAAGAGATGGCATTAAAAGCTTTTGATATAGATAAGGCACAAGATGAACAAACAACTAGAGAAGCAACTAAAAATTATGAAAGATTTATAGGTGAGGATGGAAAATTTAACGAAGAAGCTTATAAACAAGCATATGGAGAAGAAGAGCTTAAAAATGTTCCTTTAAGTGTTAGGCAAAATAGGTATAATATAGAGAATGCTTATAAAAAAGATAATGCATTAAAAGCAGCTGCCTCTATTGTAATGAATGCTAAAACTGAAGAAGAAGCAAGAGAAAAATATAATGCTTTACCCAAGGAGCAAAAGAATAATCTTCCTTTTGATGAAGCTTTAAAATTAATAACTCATCAAAGTAAACTCGATAATGACAAAGCTAAGTTAGGTCTTGAAAAGAATAAATTATCAATAGAACAAAACGAAAAAGCAAATAACAAAGACAAGAACGATATAAATGTAGGTTATTATAATGCCATTTTTAACCAAGTAGCTAAACGATTTAATGGAATATTTAATGATGATGGAACCTTACGAGCATTAGCCAAAGGAACAGAGAAGATGGTAACAGCAGTTACAGCAATAGCTGAAAGGATTTATAAAGCTGACCCTAGTAATGGAATAGCTGGTTCTGTTAAACTAGCAGTACAAGAGTATGAACAAGGATCAAACCCCTCACAAGCAGATAAAACGATGTCAATTCCGCCTAGTGCGGACAAAGGCGAAGGTTTGAGAAATGAAACAAACCCTGTTAAAGCAGATAATAAAGAGTTAAGTTTTAAAGAAGAGTTAGCTAATAATAAAGAGAAATTAAATAATATTCTAAACCTTAAATAAGTTTAAGTTTAATTCACAATGTGAATTAGGCTTAAATATAACTTAATTGCTTATAGCTTTTTGTGTAGCTTGGATTTTTGCATTTGCATACAAAACAACATCTTTTATTACTAGTTTAGATATTGCAGATATAAAGTTTTCCATAAGCTTAAAATCTATCTTATTATCTGAAGTTATCGGTAAAATAATTTCTGTATCTTTTATTTTTGCAAAAGAACACATATTTTCATATCCGAACTTTTTATTTAAAAAGTGCAAAGAGTTTGCTAAAAACAGACCTTGATTTGTTGTAATCTCAAAATTTGGCATTAGGCAAAAAACTCTTGCGTGTGTAACCATTTTATATTTAAATTGCCTATAAAAGGTATTACCAAACATATCAACAGTTATACTATTTTCGGGAAATACCTTTGCTTTAATATCACTTTTACCTAAAATTCCATTATTGCTAAGTCCAGCTGTTATTACATACAAGCCTTTATCATTTATATGAGATTTTTGTATATCAAAGTTACCGTTTTCACTTTCAAACAACTCATCTAAGCTAAAGAGTTTAAATCCCCCCCCCATTTCATAGCTAGACAGATTTACTAAGCTAGCAAATCTGTCCAAAGCTTCTGTTTCATCTTTATTTAAATTATAATCTTTTAATCCTGTAGCTAATAAATAGGCTTCGAGTTCTTCTATATGATAGGCTTCGAGTTCTTCTATAAAGTTTTCCATAAAAGCAAAATCTATCTTTCCTTGTGGAGTTATTGGAAGTTTTATATCTACTTCATCTGCTTTTAAACGAAATTGCCTTGCATAAGAAAAATGCCCATTATATAATAATTTACGAAGTATGATAGTTATAAAAAGTACTGTATTTTGCGATAAGTTTTCAGTATGGACAATTGCAATATTATCATCTGCAGCATATTCGTGATTTCTATATTTTACAGAACCGAACATATCAATGCTTATCGTATTTGCAGGAAACACTTCTACATCATTCCCAATATATGCAGAAATTCCATTATTGTTTTCACCAGCAGTTACAAGAGCTAAATCTCCTACAACTCTATCTAAGCTTTTTAATCGTTTACCACGAGAAAACTCGCCAAACAACTGCTCTAAATTAAACTCTCCCCACTTAATAGATTTTAGTTTTTCTTTAAGCGGGGTATTTGCTTTCCCTGCTGGTCTTCTTTAGCAGAATTTTTAAGTATATTAGCTACTTCCCAAGATAGATAATCAGAAACTGTTTTTTTAAAATCTTCTAAGCTTGGCTTTGTATCAACGGGGTAAGATTGGTTCCAGTCATCACCTTTTAAAGGGTTAATAGTATTTTCGTAATAGTTCTCTTGCTTTAAATACTTTAGTTTAGATTTTCCCCATCTTACAAGCTTTGGTATCTCTTCGTACTTCTCTTTTGCATTATTTGTATCTCTTAGATTATTACTTGCTTTTTTTCTGTTACTTCTTGTATATCCATCATCGCTAAAGTCTATAAATTTTACTATATCGTCCCTATGGTGTGGCTCACCAACTTTAAAAACATAAATATGAGTTTGCACACTTGATTTTCCTACAAACAAGTCTATAGGCATTTTAATACTAGCTCTTAGGGTATTTGTTTTTAGAATTTGTATATTAAACTCTTTTGCTTTTCCACTCCCTGCAGAACTTTGGATAATAATACTAGCATAACCACTACTCATCAAGCTTAAAGCTTTTTGTACAAATATCATACCATTTCCTAAAGCCCCATAAGGTGGATTTAGTATAAATGCAGTAGCAGGAAATTTATCGTTTACATTTCCAAAACCATAAAATCCTGTAAAGTCTTCTAAGCTATCTTTATTTAAAATATTAGAACTTCCATCCCCCATTAAAATCATATTTAAAATAGCTAACATATATATCTCTTGAAGTATTTCTAAACCTAAGAGTTGGTTTGCTTTTATATGTGCTTCTTTTAATGCTAGTTCTTGGGGTGATTTAATATTTGCTCTTGCATTTGCTATCATCTCATTCATAGCAGCTACCAATAACCCAGCTGAACCTGTTGCAAAATCCCAAACATAAGAGTTCATATCAACACGAGATAGTTTTACAAGCAATGAGGCAACATAAGAAGGAGTTAGAACTACATCGTTTAATTTATCTTGTGTAAATCCTAGCCAGTTATACATCTCATTAAATAGTTTTCCTGTAAAATCTGTATTTAGCTCTCTTTTATCATAGTATCTTCCTAGATCCTCTTTAACTTTACGAAAAACCTTTTTTATTTGGCTTTCTCCATTTTTAGCTTTATTTATATATTCTGCTAAAAGTGTATTTGAAAGTGTTCTAATGATTAGCTCTCTTTTATCTTCAGGAATAGATTTTTGTTTTAAAAAATCTTTTATCTTTGCTAAAATTATATTTCCATCGCTTAAGCTTCCATCTAAGCTTTTCAGGTCTTCAAGTTTTAAAGGTGCTAATGTATACGAGTATTTATCGTTTTTATCTCTTATTCCAATAGTTGCCATAATAACAGAACAAACAAGATAAACTCTATCTCTTTCACTTAAGGTACTCTCTTCTTTATATATATGATTATTTAGTTTTATTAGCGATGCTTCTAACTCTTGCTCTTCAAGAAGTTTTAATCTTAGCTGTTCTTTTTCATCTTTTTTTAAATTATCTATTTTTGTAATAAAATCATCGAAATTCTCATCTTTTAAAAAAGACAAATCTGTATAATCATCTATTTTTTGCCCAAGCCCAAGATTATAATCACTTACATAATATACAGCTATTTCATATTTTAAATTTTTATAGCTATCTTTATATCCAGTAACACCAATTGCGATAATATCTTTATAGCTTGTATTTTGTAAAATAGCATTTGCATAATGCACTGCACCATTTAGGGCATAAGAGTTTATATTTTTATAATTTGGTGTTTTATTGGCTTTTAAATTCTCAACTTCATTTTTAGCATTTAATTTTATTAGTTTATCTTTATGACCTTTATACTCAATCATTACAGGGTAATAGTGGTCATATTTGTCTTTTCGTAGCAATTTTGCATCTGGAAAATTCCCACCAGTTCCCGCTGTTTTTGATGGGTATTTTGCTAAAGCTTCATCTATTTGCGAATTATCTAAGCTTTGGTTTTTTAATCTATAATCTAAGTTATAAGCTCTAAGAAGGCTATTAAATTCATCTTCAATATTTGCTTCAACTGATTTTATTTGTCTTACCCTGTACGGGTTCGCTTTCTCTGCCATAATATATTTATCCTTGGTTTATTTATTAAAAGATATAGTACTAAAATATAGCTTGGGTTTATATATTTTAAGTCTTAGAAAGAAAGCAAACCCTTAAGTAGTGAGAAAAAAAGCGAACCCGCAAGAGGTGAGAAAACTTAAATTACTTTAAGTTTAATTCACATTGTGAATTAGGCTTAAGTATGGCTTAAATTCTTATCTTCGTCATCTTGAATTATATTCGCTTCTAAAACTTTTTTTTCAAGGTTTGCTAAAACCTTTTCTAGTTGTTCAACACTCATATTTTTAAGCTCTTCAGGACTATAATCAATTTTTCCAACTTGTATGCTAAAATGATTTATAGTATCAGGGTCTTTTCCATATCTTGCTTCTTTTGCTATTTTTATTATTTCAGAAGATGATTTAATATCAAGTTGTTTTACTTTTGTAATATCTTTTTGTACTTGATTTTGCAGAACTGTTTGAGATAAAATAGCATTATTGATTAAAGCATTATTAAAATACTCAATTCCCAAAGCTCCAAGCATAAGTGTATCAGCTTCTATTTTTGCTTGAATTTCTCTAGGATTTCCTTTTAAAGCTATTCCACTATTAAACTCTATTTCTGAAGGATTAAATCCGTGCTTTTTATTTAGGTTTTCTTTCAGGTCTTTATAGGTTTGTGTTTGTATTATCTCTTCTTGTAAAGCCTTAGCAACTTTTCCTAGCTCTTCTTTTTTAGAATTTTGTACCCAAACTCCACCGTACTCTTCTCTTGTATCATTTTTCCAATCAGACAAAGTGGAAATAGGAACATCTTCAAGAAGGCTAATCTCTTTTAGGTTTTTGCCATATATTTCATAAGATGCACGGCATCTAAATCTAGTATCTAAATCATAAGCCATTAGTTATATCCTTTAAGATGCTTCTTTTGTATTTTTAAGTTCTTTAATAAGAGAATTTATTTGTTTATAAATATCTTTAAGTATTTGGGTTTGTTGTTTATAGATATCTTCAATTTGTATCTCTTTCTCTTTTGCTGTTAAGTTTTCATCATAAGTTATAATTTCTACTCTTGTACTAATATCAGAGTTTAGTTTATCTATTTCTTTTGTAGCTTTGTTTAAATATGCTATTTCTTGATTTTCTTCACTGCTATAATACTCTTCTAAGCTTTTATCTTTTTTTAGTTTTAGCTTATTTTGTGTAAATTGTATACTAGCACTAACTTCATCTATTTTTTCTTTAAGTTTATAGTACTCTTCGCTAAATGCAGTTCTTGAAGTTTGTTGTTTTTTATAAAACTGCTTAAAAAAGTTCCTATGTATTCTATCCGCAAAAGAAGAGTAAGGCATCTCTCCCCAGTTTTGCTTATCCCATAAAGCTATTTGTGTAAGCTCTGTAATAGTAGTTTCAAAATACCCTAAAAGCCCTTTTGTATAGTGTTCTATCATTAAAGGACTAAGATTAAATGCTTCACCTAATTGTTTATATATTAAAGGTGTATTGGAATTGTATTGTAGTTTGTTTTCTAATTTTTGCACCTGTGAATTTCTTATAGGAGCTCCTGTAAATTTGTTATTTGTAGCATGTTGTAAGAATGGTTCAAAAATCCCACCATTTGGAACAGGGATTATCTGATTAACTAGGGCAAATAAAACGGCATCTTTATATCTATTATCTACAAAATCGCCATCACTAAACATCGTACTTAAAAGATATTCTGGTAATTTTTGATAAATAAAACCTAAAGCATGGGGTATTGGTATTTTTATAGGTGCTTTTTGCTTATCATAAAAAAACCATAAATATCGTGCTAATTCATCAGCTGTTAGCTCTTTATATCTATCATCATCTTTATTCATTAAAAAAGATGCAACAGCTATTGGAGTAAGGTATGTAAGTCCTTTTATACTAAGCCTAGCTACAGCTTTTGCATAGGTTTTTGGATTATGCCCTTCATCTTTTATTTCACGTATTAGTTTATACAAACCATTCATCCCTGCTTGTTGAAACGGCATTAATTTTAAAACAGTTCGTAAACCTTTACTAGCTCCTACCATTGCAAAATCAAGCGTTATATCTCTTCCTTGGTAAGCAGCTTCAATAAAGCTTTTACCTTCTTCTACGGCTCTTTTTGCAACGGCAACTCTATTGGCATACTCATCAGCACTTAGCAGTCTATCTATTTTATGAAAAGCTGTATCGTTAAATATAGTATAAGCATTATGTTTATTTGTTGCTTCAAGCAAACTTCCATATCCCCCACCATTTAACATAAAGCTTTTATAAGCACTATCAACACTTAAAAATGATTTTGCACCTGAAAGGGGATTTATAATCTTTTTAGTCTTTCCAAATATCCAAGCATCTAGGGTATCTCTTACAAGATTTGCAAGTTTAAAAAGCGGATGCATTGTAATAGCTCTTGTTTTAAAGTTTTTAAGTGAGTGTAAAAAATTTATAAGCATATTACTTTGAACACCTCCAAGATTATTTAAAGTGATATTTAACACATCTCCTAAGCCTCCTTTTTGTATCTCAAAGTACTGTTTTTTACCATTTATTATTACTTCTTCAATAAAAGAACCTGTATTTTTAGGTTTATGTCCAAAGCTTATAAAAGATATAAGTTCTGGTTTGTCTTTTAAAGCTTGTATTGTATTTTCTAAAGCTTGTGCATAGTTTATACTACTATCTAATTCTACAATATCTCCTTGTTTATTTATATACAAATCTTTTTCGTGTAAAAGTGTAGCAAATTTAGAGGCTTGTTGGTCTAGGTGTACTTTTAAGATTTTACTATCAGGGGCTAGTTTACTAGCAAACAAGCTACCATCTTCGTGGTTTTGTAATTGTGAGAATAGTTTAGATTTTGCATTTGCAATAAGTGCTGCTCTTGTATGATAGTATAGTTGTTCAGTTATATTTTTTTCTATATCTTGTATATTTTTAGCACTTCCTTTTCTTTTATAAAAACCACCATTAGAAGTATTTTTACCTTCCATAGCATCTACAATTCGCTGCATTGGAACATATACTCTATTTTTCTCTTTAAAGCTTTGTACATCTTTAGGGCTTAAGTAATTCATCTGTACATAAAAATCAAGCATTCTATCATTAAAGCTTTGATATTCATCGAATACTTTTTTAAATATAGGTTTTTCATCACCTCTTTTTAAAATAGTATCTATTTGAGATTTAGTAAATGGAACTTCTTTATTTTGTTTTAGCATTTCAGAGGCTTGAACTGCAGAAAAGTATTCCATAAGTTCTTTAAAGTTTTGTCTATCAAGAGCTCTTCCTTTTTTAAGTACTGGGTCAAATATATCTTTTAAACCTTTACCGCCAAACTCTAAACTACCATTTGCATTTACTTTTGGTGTTCCCCATTTAATAATACTTTCATATGTAGCACTAGCTCCACCTAAAGCAAGACGTAGAAGTTTTGTAGGGCTATTTTGTGCATCTTGGAGTTTATTAAACATAGCAAACTCTGCAAGTGAAAAGCCGTGTGTTCTATCAAAGGTATTAACTAAAAATCTATTTTTTATCATCTCTTTTGTGGTAAATATCTTCTCTTGTAAGGCTTCTTTAAGAGGGAGTTTATCTCCAATAAGTCCAGAGTATTGTGCTTCGTCTCCTTGATTAAACCAGTTATGCATATCTTCTTGGAGTTTAAATAGTTTAGTATCTAGTTTTGTCTGCTTTAAAATACTTTCAAATTTAGCTGTAAACTCTGGAGCATTTTTTAAAGCAAAATCATACTGAGTAAGCCAAGCTCGTACAAACTCGGCAAATCCTTCAAAATCTATTTTATCTTTATCTTTTGTATATGAAAAGCTTTCTACTTGGGTTTTAAACTCTTTAGAGCGATAAGCATCTTTAAAAACTTTGTTTCCATTATAATAATCTAAATAGTGAGCCATTTCATGAGCTAAGGCTTCTACATCATTATCTTTTGCAACTCTTAGCTCTCCTGTTTTATTTTTATAATATCCGTTTGCTTTAATTTTTATTTTATTAAAGTACAATCTATTACCTATAATATTAACAACTTGCCTTCTTATTCGCAATGGTGTCATAGGTTCATATTTGTCTGCTAGTTTTACTTCTTTATCTCTTAATCTTATAGTTCCACTATCAGGTCTAATACTTTCTTGCTTATACAAGCTTTTTGGATTATTAGGCATAGGAAATTCTCTTTTTGAGGTCATAAGTAGAGTATCATCGTTTTTTAAGGCTTTATTCTGTATATTTTCATTATAAGTACTCTGTCGGACTTTGTCCGTGGTACCTTGATTATTTATAATCTCGGGGGAGTGCTTATAGTATTTCAAGTATTTATCACTTATATTCATCAATCTTTTTAATTTATCCTCTTTATTTATCTCAAAGAATGTTTTATTTAGTAGTTCTCCGTTTTTATCTATATTAAAACTTGCTAAGTGATATACTTTATTTTCATCTAAAAATGGTTTATAAAATACTGTATTTATAGTATTTTTATAAGGAACTTCAACAACAAATAAAGGGTCTTTTAAAGTTTGTGCAAATGCTCCACTGATATAATTTCTATTTTCCAAATATGTATTATGCTTTAAATGTTTAAAAGCATCTCTAGGGTTTACTTTTACATCTCCTATAGGTGTTTTTACAAAATATTTATTTTTATCAAAGCTAAACTCTTTTATAAAATCATCATAAGAGTTTATAGGTTTAGGCAAATTAATAGCTTCATCCTTTAAAGCTTCTTGCTTTAGCATATTGTTTTTTGTATAGTTTTCTTGCAAAGGTGATTTATTCGCACTAGGATTATCGGTATTTCTTTGCATATAAAAAGTATCATTATCTTGTATATCTTGATTTTTATTTTTCTCGTCAAAATGGGGGAGTGTTTTTTCCTTTTTATCTATTATATTAGTTTGCTCTTGTGAAGATAAATACTCTTGTATCTCTTCTTCATTTTTTCCCTCTTTTTTTAGTAGTTGCTCTTGTGTATACTCTTTTTTAATTTGTTCTAAAGATACTATACCATTATCTACAAATTTATCTTTTGCTTGTTGGATTTGCATCTTTTTAGCTTGATACTCTTCTTGTGTTTTTTGCACTAAATGCTCTAAGCTTTCTATCTCTTCTTTAGCATCTTGCATATATTTTTCATATCTTTGCTTTCGTTCGTTTGTTCTTTTTATATACTCTTGAACTTTTAAGGCTTTTTTTTCTTCATCTTTTATATTCTCATATTTTGGATGGTTATTAGCTTTTAAATCATCTTCAAGTTTTGCTATTGCTTTTACATATCCATCTTCACCATTTATTAAATCCTTTTTAGCATATATTTGGCTTTGATATTTATTCTCTCTTTTTTTAATATCATTTAATGCAAAAGCCCCTTTTTCTAGTAGTTTTTGAACTCTTAATTTTTCTCTTGCAAAAACATCTTTTTCTATTTGTATAACCATATCATAAGGGTCTAATGAACTATTATTCTCAAGAATAGTACGATTAGAGTTTTTATCTTTCTTCCCCCAAAAAATATAATTAAATCCTTTTTTCTTTTTTAATATACTATAAGAGTGCATATCAAAGGTTCCAAGCTGTAAAAAGCTATGTGTTCGCACTTGATTATTTACATTTCCTTGCCTTACACCTCTATTATTTCTTTGCTCTACTGTATCAGGCCTATATGGAATATCTAGCTGGTATATATCTGTTGTATATTTATTTAAATCAACTCCAACACCTAGCTTTTGTGTAGTACCTATGATTACTTTTATCTCTCCAGAGTTATATTTTTTTATAATACTTTGTAGCATTTTAGGGTTTATATTAGCTCCAAGTTTACTATCAAGCCCTGTATTAGGATTTGTATATTGTTGTCCTGTTACTATTACAATTTCTTCTTTTTTAAACAAACCACTATCTAATAATTTGTTTTTTATATCTTGATGAATTGAGCGGTAGTTTCCTTTGCTATCTTGATATTTTATTAAATCAGAGAACACTATTTGTCCACTTTGCTTATTAGTTTCATACTGCTTTGTTATAAGTTCTACAGTTTTTTCTATTTTAGAATTTGTAGAGTTTACTTTATCTTCTTGTATTAATTTATTTATCTCTTCTTTTGTATAAGCACTTTTGCCTTTAGTTCCTACATCATAAAATTTTAAATCTATACTAGCAGCTCTTCCCAAAGAGTGCATACTAATAGCCTCTTCTATATTTTGTCTTGGTATATCTTTTCTTTTGCCATCTTCAATTGCTTGTATTAATCTATCTTTTAAATCTTTAAATATTTTTTGTGCAGCTTCGCTTTGGTTTATATAATGTATTATTTCATTTTGTTTTGGTCTTGGCAGGTCTGGCATATCTTCAAAACTTTTATAATTTATATGTCTTTTTATCATCCTATCTAGGGCATCTTGGTTTTTAATAGCTGCTAGTTGTTTTTGTGTTGTTATTTTACCTTGTGCATCTATAGTTTCAACATCTCTAATCTCAAAAAACATATCTGCAAAATCATCTACAGTATATATATTATACTCGTGTAAGATATTTTGATCTAAATGTTGAAACAAGGTCATAAGTTCTAAGGGCATATTAGGAGTTGGAGTTCCTGTAAGAAGTATTACATTATTAGAGTTATTATTCTGTGATATATATCTTGCTTTAAATCTAAAATCATAAGACCTCCAAGAACCAATTTTTGCACCATTTGGCTCTAAACCATTTCCTATATCTTCAGTACTTAACTCTTTTCCATCTAAATGGTATGTAATTTTTAAAGCAGCTCCCAAGTTCCCTCTTAAATCTTTTCCTCTCATTCCTATATTTTTATAGTTTTGCACTTCATCTGCTATTATTGCATCAAATCCTAACTTTTCTATAGTAGAAAGGCTATCATTTTTATATTGATTTTTTATTGCATTTACTAAAGCTTGTTTTTTAGCCTCTCTTGATATTGCACTTTTCTTCTCTTTGTTAGAACTACTTGCATATATTTTTGTGTTATCTTTTCGTGTCTCTTCTTTAGAGCTTATCTCTTCTATTAAATCATTAGCATACTCATTTATAGTATGTTGGGGCAAACCTATTTTTTTAAAAGCAGTATCACCTATTACTGTAAAATCATATCTATTATTTGCTAGATTATAAATCATCTGCTCTTTTTCATCACGGCTTAAATTTGCCCACTCTTTAGCTTCCCCTTTATTAGGTCCTGATTTTAATTTTGGAAACTCGAATATTTTTGCATTTGGATATAGCTCTTTTATTGTCTCTTCCCATTGGGCTATAGTATTAACTGGAACTACAAACAAAGGCTTTTTTATAACACCTTGGTTTATTAACTGTTTTACTGCAACAACAGCTGTTATAGTTTTACCACCACCAGGAGCAAAGGCAATAACTCCTTTTTTATTATAAACTATAAGCTCTGCTCCATCTCTTTGATGGCTTTGCATTTTAAAAGGTTTACCTCTAAAAGTTTTTGGCATATCTTTAAGCAAATATCCGTTTAGTTTTGGTTCTACATAGAAATTTGTAGCTTTATTGAAAGCATCTTCAACCTTATATGCATCTAAGTTTTTTTCAACAGCAGCTTTTATTTGTGGAAGTATTTCATCATCTAATAGTTTAGTTGCATCTAGTATTTGTTCTTTATGCTCTTCATAGCTTTGATAGTTTTTATTATATTTTACTAAATCTTTTTTATTTAAATAGTTTGAGAATATCAAAGAATGACTAGAAGATTTAAAAACACCATCTTTAACAAAATACTCCCCTTCTTCATTTTTGCCTAAGATTTTATCCCTTACATCTTTTGGGAACCATTTTTCGCTTGTATCAAAGCTTATATGTTTAAACTCTGTAGGCTTTGGGATAAGCTGTTGTAGTTTCTTTAGTTGTTTAGCATATTGTTTTGTAGCTATATTATCTTTTTCATATTCTAGCTTTAGTTCATCTATTTTCTTATAAATATTTCCTGCATAGTATATATAAGAGTTTTGTATTTGGTTTTTACCAACAACGGCATAGATATTAGTTTGCAATAGTTTTTCTAACTCTTTTTCTTTTAAATTTATCTCTTTTAAATCTATAATTCCATCAGTATTTTCAAAATACAAGGCTCTATCTTCCAAAGAAGATTTTTCGTTTATTTCTATATTTCCACTATTAGAAAATCTAACATCTTCATCAAATAAGGCTGATGGCTTAAAATCTTTATCAAAGTAAGATATAAACTCTTTATAAAGCTTATTACTATTGTGTTTATCTAGGAAGTTTTTAAGTTTTATATCATCATGCGCAGCTATATTAAAAGTTTTTTTATAGTTTTCTATGCTTTGTATAGCTAACTCTTTGGTAGTTGGCATTTTAGATATTACATAATCTTCTGCATATCTTTTAATAGTATTTAAAGCTTGTATCTTTTTAATATTAATATTATTAGCACTTGCAACTTTTCCAGCTACTATTTTTATATCATCATCAGTAAAACTAAACTCTTTATCATAGATAATAACTTTATTATTATCATCTATTGCTAAATCTCCTACTTTATTATCGTTTGAGTATTTTAAATTTTTAGATACCGCATATTGTTTAAACTCTTGTAAATCTTTAAAACTATATTCATCTTCTTTTTCTTTTATCTCTTCTTCTATTTTATATGGTTTATACTCTATTTTCATTTTAGAGTAATTAGGTTCACCTGTTACTATCCAACCTATTTTACCCATCTTTGTTTTATCAGGACCAACTTCTAGTTTTCCTAAAATTCCTTTTTGGGTAATCAAGTAGCTATTTATATAATGCTCTCCCATTTTAGCTATATTTACAAACTTCTCATTTATCTGCTGTTGTCTTGATGGGGTATTTGCTGGTCTTTTTTGCAAGAATATAATATCTGCCATTGTAGATGTATGGGTATTTTTACTTTGGCTATTTTGTGGTAGTCTAAAAGCTCCTAGCACATCAGCTTGGGCAATTATATACTCTCTTAGTTTTTTAGCTTCGCTTATTCCATCAAGTGTTGAAGTTGAAGTCATAAATGCTAATATCCCATTAGGTTTTAGTTTTTCTAGTGCTTCTGCAAAGTAGAAGTTATGTATTGCTTTAAATTGTGGTTTAACAGTAAACATATGCTCTCTTGCTAAAGCATTTGCAGAGGCAAAGGGTACATTTGAAATTATCAAATCATAGTTTTTCCCTGTAAATGTTTCAAAGCTTTCATTATGAATTTTATTTATTTGTGGATACAATCTTTTAACAACTTCTATATTTGTTTTATCAATATCTACTACATCCCACTTTTTAGAAGGGGCAAAGCCTAGAAAATTCCCACTACCAACAGCAGGTTCTAAGGCTTTTTCAAAAGTAAATCCACTATCTTCTAAGGTTTTATACATACTTTTTATTGTTTCATAGTTTGTAAAGTGTTGATTAAAGCTTCCAGCTGTTACACTATTAAGCCCACCATCACCTGTATACATTCTTAAAACATCTTTATCTTCAAGGGTAATATCTTCTAAAGGTTTTTTTAAAAGCTCTTTAACCTTTGCATTAAGCTTTTTTCGTTCTGCTTTACTTAATGCAATATTTTCTTTATCTCTTAAGTCGTAGTTTAGTAACCTGATATTTTGGCTTGTTTCATCAGTAGGCTTACCCAAAAACTCGTGTTCATTAGTTGATTGTTTGTCATCTTTGCTACTGCTAGTATTGGCTTTGTGTCCTTCCACTCTTTGATGTTCGGCGGGTATCCCATCAGTTCTCCTTGAGCTATTATCCCGTCTGTTAGAAACTTCGTGTACATCTGATAAAACTCTTGTACTTGATAACTCTCCACTTTGTGAGGCTCTTCGTTGTTCAACCTCATATCCTCCGCTTCTAGTTCGTTCCAAGGTTCTAGAATTGTTATGTGTTTCTTGTCTTGCATCTGCTTCTCTAGGCTTATTATTATTCGTGTTAATATTCTCACTGATTCTTGTCTCTCTTCGTTTAGTAGTTCCATCTTTTTGCTCCTTTTTATTTATTTGTTCTATTATATCGTTATCTTGACTTTGTTTTATATTTTCTGATATACTTTCATTATTAAAAGCAGTTTCGGTTTCAGAGGAGTGCCTCCCGAAATTGCTTTTTTTATTATAGTCTATAAAGTTTCTATCTGAATAAAAATCTATAACCTTTCTACCATTATTAAACTCTTCAACTAAAGCTCTTAAGTTAATACTATCTTTTTTATAATCATAGCCATATCTAATACTATTATTTGTTTGGCTAAAACTATTTTTATTAATCTCTCCTTTTCTTATAACTTCACCAATACTTAAAAGCTCTTTGCTAGTTAATCCACCTGTCCTATCAACTCCACCATGTTTTACTATTATTTTTCTTGCTCCGCTTTGTCTAGTCCCTTTTTCAAGCAATATAATATCTTTTAAGTCATTTGATTTAATATCTGCTACACTTCTTTTACCTAAGTAAACATCGTATATACCTTGCTCTTCAAGACTTAATCTATTGTACTCTATCTCATTTCTTAGGTTTTCTAGTACATTTATACTATTCTCTTTATTTAAACTATCAATTTTACTTTGTACATTTCTTGTGCTTTGTTCATCAACTACTGCACTATTATTTAAGTTATTATTCTCTTTTAAACTTTGTGAGATTATATTTTCATTATTAAAAGTTTTTGAAGTATCTTTTTCAAAATTAGTTTCATCTTTAGTATTTATATCATCTGTTTTTTTTATAGCTTGTTCTTTTATTATATCTTGCTCTAAAATTTGTTCCTGCAAAGGCTCTTTTACTTCTAACTCTTTTTCTAATAGTTCTTCAACACTTGCATTTTTACTATTTTGTATATCTTGCCCAAGTTTAGCAAATCCATCTTCTAGACTTTGCAATGTAGTTTTATTTTCTTGTAAATCTTGTTTTTCTTGGATATTTTGTCCGCTTTGGACAATTTCATCATTATTTATATCTATTTTATCGTTCAAAGAAGAACTCTCGTCAAAATGGGGGAGTATTTCTTCTTCTACATTTTCATTTTTACTATTTGCCAAATCATTATTTATATTATTCTCTTGTAAAGTATTATAAGAGTTTACTAACTCTTCTATACTTATCTCACCTTGTTTATAAGAGTTAGTAAGCTCTTCTATTTGTTCTTTTAACTCTTGGGTATTAGGCAAGTTTGCATCTTTTTGCTCTTGTATATTTTCATCTTTTATATTATTAGGGTTTAAAGGCGTTTCTTGTACATTTTGTTTATTTAGTTCATCCATAAGCTCTTGCAGTTCTTCGCTACTTAGCTTTTGGGAGCTTTTCCCTTCTATCTTCTCTTTTAATTTTCCAGTAGCAACTCCAACACCTGCTAATGTCCCACCAGTTACTGCTCCTATAAATGCTTCTGTTCTTCGCTCTGGCTTTTGTGCTAGTTCTAAAAGAGTGTTTTCATCTTTTTTTTGTGTTAGATAATCTTCACTTAGACCCTCTCCAAACTCTTGAGTTCCTTCAAAAGCAGCTGCACCACCAATTTTTAAAGCTATATCCATCCCCTTAGGAGCTTTTTTAAATGCCATTTTTACAAGCTCTTTAATCCCCAATCTTTCACCTAAAAGCAGCAAACTTTGAGATAAATATGCTTGAGAATACCATTTAGCATCAGGCTTTTTCCCACCATTAGCTTTTATATATGTATCTTCAAAATCCATAACCCTTGCATTTACATCAAAAAATAGTGTAGGCAAGGTAGCAAGTTGTATTATTTCACCAGAACTATCAGCTAGGATACTAGGTAGCTCTTTTATCGCACCTACAAAAGCAGAAAAATAGTTTCCATCTTGCAGATTATCGTGTATTGTTTGCATATTAGCATTTACTTGTGCTCTTTGCTCTTTAGTAAAGCCTACTATACTATCTGCTTCTTCTTGTGTTAATGTTTTGGGTACAGTAATATAATCTTTGTATTCTTTTTTCTCATCTTCTTTTGTTTGAATATCTTCTAGCTTTTTATATATAGTATCTATATCTATTTCTTGGCTGTCATCTATTTTTATACCTTTTGCTTTGGCTAGGGCTATTAAATCATAATTTGATAGTTCGTTTAGGTCTATACTCATATTATTAACATGATTTGCCATATGATTTGCACCTTTTATGGCACCTTTGTAAGTTTTTGCTCCGTGATATATAATAGAACTTCCTGTTTGTTTTGCTAGACCTGTAAGATAACCATCATTATTTCTGCTCTGATATTCATATTTGGCTTTAGTTCCATAGGGTACAGGCTCTGGGAGTTCAAAACCATTATCAGCATAAAACATCTCTTTTAGGTTTTCATCTTGTGTTGCTTGTATTTTATTTTCTTGAACTAAAAGCTCTTCGTATTCGCCGTGCAAGTCTCTTTTACTATTTTTATATTTGTTCGGCTCATTTAGTTCATTTAAAGAATAATTGTCTTCTTCTAAAGTTTGCTTTTGCTCTTCTTTATCCGCACTAGG